AACCACTTTCGTAGGTCTTCTTCAAGGTGTTGGGAGAAACTCTTCACTTAGTGAGCTCTCCAGCAGTTACATATATGCCTTGTCCGGAAGTCAGGTGTACAGCTTTATACACCGGAACACCTCCGATATGATCGGCTGGATAACAATCTTGTGTTATGCGGACTTGATCACGGGCGTTGACTAACTGCTCGCATGTTGAGTTCACAACTTTGGGACACGTGACACGATATACGCCTGGCGACAACATCTCATCTTCAGTGATTAACCAATTGTTATTTTCCTCAAACATTACACGAGTGTCAATTTCCATCTTCTCTATCAGATCGTCCATGGTTTCGTCAGATAGCTCACCATGTTCTTTTATCAACATTAGAGCAGCCGCGTATGAGGCAATCTTAGAACCGCCACCAGGCACTTTAGACATGAGCTTCTTTAAGTTAAAAACAAGTCTGTGGAATAAATTATACGCGGACCTTTTCTCATCATTATCGAGCTTAATAGACTTGTCTCTCTTACCGGAGTCATCAATGATACCCAGCTTAAACGCCGTAGTATCTTTAAATGAAGTGGTCAGGAGCCGTAGAAACCTAAAGGTGTATACTAGATCTCCTGCGCGTGTTAAAATTCCCATTATATCTTCCTAAGAGCGTTTACGACATTCATGTCTTGTGGTATGCCGGTGTATTGATTATTGTCAATTGTCTGCAAAAAAATGAGGTACGGTTTTAAAGCAGACCAATGCTGAGGTTCTATTCTAAGCTCCAACATTTTTAGTGCTGCTGGCACAGTGAATACGTTAAATAATACAATCAGGTGGTTAAGAATCAATCTCTCTGATAACTTACCGGTTTCACTATATCGATTAAACAATCGCTTGATGTACTTGAATCTCTTCAGGTCTGTATCAAATTCGTCTTTATCTAAACTATAGTAATTTTGAGCAGCATACAACAAAAAGTTATCGCGCGTGAGCTTGTTGTTGCCAACCATAATATAATATTACCTTATTATTCTGACAAAGTTTTCTTAGTAGTTTTCTTCTTCCGGCCAAAGAGGCTTTTTTTCTTCTTAGGGACAGCGACGTCGTGGTGAGAGGATAACTCGTTAATCTCTCTCTTAGACATATCTTCCATAGACTTATTATTGGAAGGAGCTTCTTGTAATAGCGTAGGAGCGACTCCATTATAAGCATTGATGTCTGATTCAGATATTCTCTGCGATTTTATTAGCTCACCCTTATACACCCACCCACTAGTAGTGGGTGTTGCATTTGGTTGCCAGTTGGGTGCTTTGATCATGGTGTGTTAGCCTTGGTTGTGTCTTTAGGTTGATCCATCTTTTCACTATTGCGCTTTTCGCCACGACGAGTTGGGGACTGTGATAGACCCTTCTTTTGATCTTTGGAGTCCTTGTCTATCTCTTCTTCCTCATCGGTAACATCAGCCTTCTTTTCGAGAGACTTAATAAAGTCCTTCTGGCTCTGCGGAAGTGCGTCAAGATGACCTTCGGGCTTAGCGGCGCCCTTATAGTGCTTGACGCGGTCGTTTGCAGCTGCTTCTACCATTGCAACGTAAGCGGAGGCGGTTGAGTGGTGCTTCTTAATACCTTCAGCTACGATAGCTTTTGCTATGTCATCAATGAACTCTTGGTCAGTCGACTCTTTGTATCCGCCATCTGATCGTTCACCTTTCATATGAGCAGCTCTTTGACGCTCTTTCTCTTGAGTGTCAGTAGTAGCCAACCTCGCCGCCTTCGCCGCCTTTTTCTTTTTATTGGCCATCATCTGAGTGTAGTTGCTCGGGATTTTGAACTGACGGCCATCGGCGATCATCTCATCATCCTGCTCGACTTCTTCTTTGGTTGCTCTGTTGATTCCTCTCAACCTGTTCAAAACTTTATCTTTATGCTTCAACTTATCGCGGCCAGTTTTGCTGACACCGTCTGAATGTGCATTACTTGCTGTCGACATTGCTGCCCGTTGGATGTATCGATTCTTCATACCCTGAGAGATTTCATCAACCTGCTCGACAGATTCTTTCTTCATTTTCTTTTTCTTGTGGCTGCCATGAGACATCTCGTCAAGTACCACAACATCCTCATCAACCATTTCCACTGATCCAGAAACGCCGTTATCAAAATCAACGTTGTACCAAGATATGAAACCATCTTCGTCTGGCTCAGCATGCTCTCCCATAACAGGAGTTCCTTCACCGACACCAGCTTTAAAGATTCGGCTAGCGCACAAGTGACCATCTTTTTCAAGAGATCCTGGAGCTACACCGTCAGTCTTAGCTTCGTCCATCTTACTTTTCTTGATAGCTTTACGACGATTCTTCAGATAACTATCTGAAGCGTCTGTATCGCCATCGTTGTCGATGTCGTCGTCGCCCTGACCAACGGGGTCCATTTCGACCTTGTCATCAGCAGGCTTCTTTTTCTCGATCACAGACTGCCAAACCTGTCCCATTTTTACTATGTCGTCTCTGTTCATGTTATGCTCCAATTCCTAGTCCTGGTATAATTCGGGCGGCCATTACTCCAGCCACAGCCACTATAGTTACCCAGAACAATTTACCTATTACATCAAACGTATTCTGGCTTTTGTTGAGTCTCTGACTCATTGTGTGTATATCTTCTGATAAGGATTCAATTTTCTGCTCATAAAATAATTCCCTTTTTCGTTGATCGGCTCTATCCTCTTCAATAGCCGCTATCTTTTCCTCAGCCCTCGCTAAGGAAATTAGGGCTTCTGCCATACGATCGATCTTAGATTCGATGCGATCGAGGCGGGCCATTTCGGCAGCGTGACCTCTTCGTCGTTCGGGAGAGTCGTCCATGAGATTGATCCTATTTGTTGTTATTATTTATAAATTGTTTGAGTCTCATCCTAGCTTCTCTTACAGCATCAACCTGTTCGAGTTGCGTTGGGTTGACTTTAGCAACCACAAAATCGGGAAGGATTGATGCATAACTTTTTGCGAACTTGATAGCACCCTTGCTATCGCCCTTTTTCATCATAGCAGCAACTTTCAATATGTCCCTCTTTTCCTCTGGATCGATGCGTTTTTGTTTGTTGGCATAATCTTCAATTTCTTTGCCGATCTTTTTTGTCGATCCTTCATCAACCTGCTCGACAGATTCTTTCTGCGCCCTTTTGAGTTTGATCTGCTGTGAGCGATCTTGACCGTCCATACGGTTACTATGCTTATCCATTGCCTTTGTGAATCGCGATGCTTGCTTTTGAGTTGCATACCCACTTGCGCTCTTACGAACAGTGGCGACAGTTTTGTCCATTTTCCTGCGCAGGTTCGCTGCACTGGTTGCTGCCTTACGGTCATATCGCTTCAAGAGTTTGTTGCTCAACTCATCAACCTGCTCGACAGATTCGCCTTGAAGGCGCTGCGAGAAAAAAGCGGGCTTTCCTTGCGCAGCGCCTTGCATTGTCTTCTTGACAATCTTACCCACTGCCTTGTTGTTCATCTTGGCACGTTTTGGGTCTTTGGATGCTTTGCTGTTGTATCGAGACAGAGTGTCTACGCTGAGTTCATCAACCTGCTCGGCATCTTCGTTCATCTTACTTAACAGGAAGTCACGAGGGTCTGAGTCCAATCTCTTTGCAAACTTGATTGCCGCTTTCTTGTCGCCCCGTTTCAACAGAGAGGCAACTTTCAACATATCCTTCTTATCAATACCACCTGCCCTGCGAGCGTATGTTTCAATTTCTTTTGCAACGTCTACTGCTTCATCAACCTGCTCAACAGATTCCTTCACGCCCTTATATTTCTTCTTTATCTGCGCCACTTGTTTCTTTGCAGCGGTTTTACCAGAGATCCTCTCAATTTTTCCTATTGAACTTTGGTAGAATTTAGTATCATATGCACTGAGCGTTTTTGGGTTTCCCTTTGATTTCTTGAGGTAGCGGTTTATGTCTCTAACTGCATCATCAAGTATTTCTGGGTCTTTTTCTGCAAACGCTTGCGCCTTTCTATCTTTGTTTTGTTTATTGATACGGAGGATTGTGTCTCTTTTTGGCCAATACATCTTGCTACTCTCGTCAACCCGCTCGACAGATTCGTTTTTCTGCGCAGCGTGTGCTCGTTGTGCTACCTGTTTGATTATCTTGCCAATTTTATGTGCGGTGACACGGTGGGTCTGCTCCATATCGTCCCCGTACTTTATCTTTCCAGCATCTCTCGCTTCTCTTTCTTTCTTGTTAAATGGTGTACTAACAGCTCTCTTCTCTCCGCTGGCCATTGTTCTTATGTGACCTTTCTGTAGAGTTCCGAGTTTCGCTGCCACCTTTGCATCAACAGTCTTCCTGACATATGCAGAAAGTTTTGTTTGGCCATTTGCTTTAAATGCAGGGACGCCATCTTTCCTGACCATGACAACAGTCCTAACTATCTCATCAAACTCTGGGTCTGCTTGCATTGCCATGCGAATTTCATTTTCTAGTTTCTGGTTTTCAGCATTTCTTTTATTTTTCTTGGTTGGTATTGCGGCACCAACAGCAACAATAAAGTCACGGATGTCATTCAACACACTTTCATCAACCTGCTCGGCATCTTCGTTGAACCTTGGACGATATTCTTTGTCGTCGTATTTAACACCCTTGCGCTTTGCTGTTGCCATGTTGCGTTTGTTTCGTGCTATGAGTTTTGCATTCTTTGCTGCACGAGTTTTCTGCGATGCTGCATTAGGATATTCCATATCCATCCCTTCTGCAAATGCAAGCTCTTTCTTGTGTACAGTGTGTCCCTTCTTCTCAAGACCAGCAATGTGTTTCTTAGCCCCACCAACGGCGCTATGGGTTCCTAAAAATGTAGTTTTTGTTATTTTGCCGTTTGGAGCTTTCATATGTATATGAACCCCGGTTGGTTGGCCCGCAGCTTCTTTCATTACTTCAACTTCCTCTGTTGCGTTAACTTTAGCTTTACCGGTTTGTTTCCACAATGCCTGCTGGATACCAAGCTCTCGTTTGGTTCGCTTGTTTGCTTGATTGTTTGCCACTCTCTGAGCTCTGCGTACCGTGCTAGCTGTTTTAGCTGTACCAGTTACTTTGAGAGCATCCTTCATTCGGTTGTTGTGGTTATCTGATGCCCGCATTGACTTGCTTAAATAATCGTGAAGCTTGTCACCGGATAACTCATCGACCTGCTCAACGGATTCGTTCTGGTCTTTCATGGCAGATTTAACTTTATCTCTAACGCTTTTCCAAGCAGCATCGTAATCCCTCACCTCTTCATTTGGCACCAACTCTTTTACTCTGGCATCGAATGCTTTTCGCGCTCCAGGTTTCATTGAGTTACCGCCACCCTTCCAACCATCACGATACAACTTTCCGAGTTCGTCATCTGTTTGAGTGAGTTTATGAACCTTGGCGATTACTTTCTTCTGCTTACCAGTAAGTGATCTCCAAGCATCTTTCATCAAACTTTTTGCTGCTGATTTAAGAGATTGTCCACCACCAACACCATTTGGACCTACGAGCATGTTTATGGGTAAATTTGCTTCCATCAATTCGTTGAATGCTTCATGCTCAACCTGTTCAACCATTTGCTTCTGAACATAACCATGATCATGTACACTTCGGCTGGTGCCGTTTGTGTGAGTAGCCTGGATGCCATTGGGTGTTACCTTAGTAACAACACGAGTGACATTAGCGTGGGTAAACTTGTCACCAACCTTTACCGGCGGGTGCTTCGATGAACTGCCGCGGTTTGCTTCATCAAAATCCAGCGCTCGTCTATTTAGAACCTGCTCAACAGATTCGGTACTTAATTTTTGTGACTCATCATCACGATCTTGCCCACTAATGCGGTTTGTCATTTTATACATTTCTTTATCAAGCATTGCCATCTTTTTGGTTTTACCTGGGTTGCTGCTGTCGCAATCTTTGGCATCGCCATCTTCGCCCGCACGATCTATCCCCCGAATCTCATGTAAAGTTTTCAACCCTTTTCTCCTGGTTTCGATATTCTATTTTTATTGTGGGCGCGGGCAATACGAGCGCGGGCCATAATCTTCTTATGCTTCTCTTTATCGACGGCTTTCTCGGCAGCAATTTTATCTTTAGCCTTCGAAAGCGCGTCGGGTTTACCGACCATTACTTCATCAATGTGCTGTACAGCGTCAACCCACTTACGGGATCTGCCACCTTCATCAAGATCTATCATTAAATAGTTTGTTCCCAGCCAGCTGACGGTTCCGTCTGATCCACTCTCTTTAACCCGTACCCTGTCCCCTAGGGAGTATAAGTCGCCCCTAATATACTGCTCTCGGGTATCAGACACCTTATCTAGTTCAATGTGATTTTTGAATACGATCTCTTCTTTAAGACCCAACCCTTTACGCACATCGTTGAATAGCTTGCGGGTGTCTTTATTGGAAAGGGCTGTTGGTACTCCCTGACTAAATGCCGCAAAGTCGTTATTTTGTGCATTGGATCTCTGCTTGCTGGCGGACATACCTTCAACACCGGATGCGTCTGGATCACGTTCACCAGCACTAATTACTTTGATAGATTTAAAGTTATAGAATCCGTGTCGAGCCTTGACACCGTTGTACTTATTAAGCAGAGCATCAAACTCGCGTACGCGGTCGGACCCGACGACGAGGACAACGTTTACGTGACCTTCATCGTACAGAGAAGTGATCGCATCGATTGCTGTACGGACCTTCTTATTGATCATTACGTTGCGGGCGTGTTTTGGAAACATCTTGCGGGTGTGTCTAACTTTATCGCTATACGATAAAGGATTCTTCTTAGCGTCCTGGGTTTGACTGACAAATACTTTATAGGGATTGGTACCCGACTTCTTGGCGAGCATATCCATTACTTTACCGTGACCCACTGTTGGAGGGTTCATGCGGCCGAAGGTAAAGTAAACCTCGTTGGCTTCTTCTGTTACATACTGCTTAAACGATCCAATTGCCATAATATATTATTTCTTTGCGGGTCGGAGACGGGCTTGAGCCATTTTGCGGACAGCTGGCATAGACTTCTTAGCAATGCGTTGTATTCGGCCCTTCATCTTATCTAGGCGTTTCTCTATTTGAGCTCGTTGTGCTGGGCCCATATCCTCTCGAGATTTTCCCTTAGCTAGCTTCTTAAACATCCCGGAGCGGGCTTGCTTATTAGCTCGGTTTTTCAATCGGGGAATGTCGGCCATCTTCTTGGAAGCCTTTCTGCGGCCCATTTTAATCTTAGCTTTATTCTTCTTTAGAGAGCGAGCTTTCTTGCGGCGGCCTGAAATTGATAGAACTTCATCCAAGTGTTCGGTTTCATTTATGAATGATTCGAGGTACCTATGAGCTTCAGTCTGAATGTTTTGTTTCGCGGGGACCATCTTGATACCCACTGAACCATCAGGTTTCTTGAATTTTTGTGGTCTCTTGGCGGCAGAGTTAGGGTCTCCCAACTCTTCATCAACACCTTGCTCTTTGGTGGGTCGTTCGTGATCCCACCCTTTAGCTTTGAGGGCTAAGTGCTGAGCTTTAGTCTTTGCTGTTTTCTTCTCGCCGGTCTTAGGATCCCACATATCGTGAGAAGTGAACTCTTCAGATGAGGCATCTTCGTTTTGCTTGCGCTTTTTGGCATTGGCGGCGGTGAACTCATCTTCTCCTGGGTTGGTATCCACATTTAGAAAAGTTTTGAGCGATACTAATTTCTTGGCTTCTTTGTTAGCCATTTTAATTCCTCTGGTTCGTCCCATGTAATATATGTTTAAATGTCAGCTGGATTTGTCCCAACCCTTGATGACATTTGGCGAGAAGTTGTTAAACGAAAATTCCATTCGATCAACTAACTTCAAGGCCCCACCACCTATCTTATCTATTGCTACATAACCTTCCGCGCCAGTGGTTTTATATCCCTTCCTGGTCTTAACGAAAGTATCAACACTCGATAAGTTGTTGAGTTTATTTATAAGTTTTAATTTGGCCAATACAATTAACTTCTGCAGATCGAACAACTTCTTTAGTGCAACTTTGTTGCCCGGAGAGAAAAACTGTATAATTTCCTTCAGTCGGCCAGCAACAGCATCTTTACCTTTCTGCGTCTTGCGAGTGTCCATCTCTTTTGAGTATCTCTTCTCTATCCACGATATTAAACCGTCAACGTGGCGCTTGGTATTAGTAACAACAACTTGGTCGCGGACCATTGAGTTATTATACATTTCAATTAATTTAGTTAGCTCGGTATTATTATGCAACTCTTTTATAACAGATCCTGATATCTGTTTAAACAATGACCAGGCCTGGTCTAAGTACTCGTTAACTTTGTCCGTGTCAGATGAACTCATTGTTGCGGATGTTAGATCTCGTAACATAGCATCCTGACTCCACACGTTTTTGGACTTTTTGAATGCCTTAACGTTGACACCGTATGAAGCAGTCATAGTATCAAAGGATTTACCTTTATATGTAGTGTGCCACACTACACCAATCTTAGAATTGAGTATATCTTTACTCTGATCACTGGCGCGGTTTGGTACTGCATACACGATTGTGTTAGGATGGAATGTGGTGTACTTTATTCCATTAATGGTTTTGAAGCTAAGGTCAGATTTACTGTATAAGAAGTCGCCCTGGACGACACCCTTGATACCAAGTTCAGGCAGATACTTGAGAGCCTGCTGAAGCTTGACGTTTAGGTCACCTGATGTATCAGCGTCGATGTCAGCTTTAGTTTTATATACTTTTGGGTTCTTATTGAAGATTCCTTTCTTGGCCACAAAGAACTTTCCATCGGATGGGTCAGTGCCAGCAAATATTGCTGGTGCGCCATCCCACTTAACGGATACAGATCCTTCGTTATATCCTGATAGCATATCTCTCATGTCGCGGAGTGCATTAATTGCTTGGCGAGTACCGTTGACGCCCCCGTATATCACAGCATCTTCCACGTGGGTCATGTGGGTGTTCTTTTGTTCAGTAACAAAACCCTTGAATGATTTCACGGGAGCTTGGTTCCACCTTTGGGAGCGCCTTTCAGTCTGAAGGATGCCATGACATCAATAGAGGTTGGTTTTGATCCTTTACTCGACAACCCGCGAGGTTGAATCCTGACTTCTAGCTGAGCTGTGAGACCCTTGAGTACACCAAATGGGCCCGTTGCTCCCATCTTCTCGGCTATCTCCATCAGCTGTGCTTTATTGACACTACCCGACTTATGAACAACCCATATCTCATTTTTTATTTGCATCATTAATACGTGACCGCTAGCCCTCGACGTGACTCGACTCTTAGCAAATTTTTTCTTATAGTGATTAATAATTTTATCGCCCATGGATGATGAAATTATTGCAGCAATTTGGTAGTCGCGGGTGTTGTCAGCAAATTGCAGTGTTGCATTATACCTAGCTTTTTTATCTTTAATTGTGGATAGGGAACCTGAAGATATCTCCTTCACGTCCTTCGAGAAATATTGTTTTAGGTCTTTAAGGATGCGTTTGCCGTTAGCCACAGCTTTTGGAGTATCGTTCATTAAATCTATCAGCTCAGCTTTTTGCTCGTTACTTTTATCGGGGCTGTAGAATTCCTTACCATTAAATTTCCAGTCTCTCATACTACCCATTTGTGCAGTATGAGAATTCTTAAACTCGATGTGGAGGTCTATCTTGTCGTCATTGTCTAAAGTGACGGTGAACCCGTAATCAGGAAATCCAGCATCTGATCCAGCTGGCTTCTGAAAAACTTTAGCCGACTTGCCCAGCTTGCTCTTGATCTTAACGTAAGCGGCATCTTCATCCGCAAAAGCTCCCTTTAACGCCATTTTTGAATCCTTATCCGAGGCATAGTAGTATTAGCTTCCGTGTATTTATAACTCAATTATGCTGCGGCGCGAAACATGAGACTACCATTTTCGCCTCGATGCTCGTATACATCTCTCCATGGCGTCTTATCAAAGGTGATGCAGCTGTATCGCGACCTAAACTTAGGAGTTGTAGCGTCACTCACTGGCTGGACAACCAGCAGCTGTCGCACCTTATCGCTACTATGATACTTGTCGAACAGATCTGGAGTTGTTAAGTTGGTTCCATACTTTTTCAATTCCAGTGTTATGCCATTAACTCGTATATCGTATCCGGCTTGGTTATCAATACCAAACGTGCTATCACGGTCGAATAAACAAAAGAATAATTCCCCTGGCCCGACTTGAGTCTTACCAGGCTTATAGTTCATTAGAGCAAACTCTGCTGCCTGGTACACTGAGCTGGATACAATGTCCGGATGGATCAAATCGTTCACGTTATGCGAACGACCATCATCAACAAAACTCATCATCCTGCTATGGCGAACCATTGCAATGAACAGTAACACATCACGTTCGGTGAGAAAGTTTTGATGAGCAACACCACACAACAATCCCGTCAGCTCTCTCACAAACACGTTGTACGATTTATTGTGCTTTGGGTTGTTGAGACCATCGCGCGAACTTAGAAGATCATCTACTTGATTGTATATCTCAGCATAGTTCATGTACACATCTCCAATTGGAACGATTAATGAATTTATAGGTCTATTATACACGTTCTAGTTATCAAGTCAACACCTCACTTATAGAAGATGTGTTTACGTATCTGGGTGACCTTGTTCATGCTGCTAGCCCAATATGGTGTCACGCGGGTTGCATGATACCACATCGCGCCGACGACCGTATCGTTATGAACATCAGCCTCCATTCGGAAGAAGTAAGCTCGATGAGCTACATTGAGACTATCCTTCCAGGCAGTAACATTTTTCATAGTGTCATCTTTACCATCACAGTACCATGAGAATTGGCACTTGTTTTTGATAGGGGTTGGTTTGCCCGTCTTCCATGATGGCTTCATATGTGCCTGTCTTACCACTCCGCACACTGTATTAGGAAACCGTGAGCTGATTACTCTGTTAATGGTAACATCAGCCACAGCCCTCTTACCGTCTGACCCTTGACCTCGCGATTCGTGGTATATGTTCTCAGCCAGGCAATTGACTTCCTGATTATATGTCGCATCCGCATAGGATAAGGATCCGAAACACATCAGTGCCACCCCAGCTACAAATCGACCACTCATGCATGACGCTCTTCGAACGTCTCCATCCAGTTCATCAGTAACTCGCGAGCTTCCCTTTTACTCACACCCAACAACTGCTCGGCGAATGGTGCAACCCCAAACATGTTGTGTTCACCTTGTTCGCGGAGGCGGTCAAATAAAATGTTTGCGTGCTTTTGATTACTCATCGATGTTCTCCTCATTAAAAGTTTCGTATCCAAATAATTTTTGAGCTTCGATTACCTTAGACGGAACCAGATACTCATGGTCACACCAATACTGGACAATCGTCTGTCCTGCCGTTATTAGTTTCTCTATGTGCGCTGCCATTTCGTTCTCACTCTGAATTGAGTTCACAGGACATATCACACTATCGCGATTGCTCATACACTTCTCCTTTAATGTCCCTACGGGGCTTCCCAAACTCCGGGTTTATTATACATCCTGAATGCCAATAAGTCAAGGGACTCAACGGTTTATTCTTCGCCATTTCGATACACCAATTCATGTTCCATAGCAATTTTAATTGCTGGATTGATTGACAGCCCATTCTTTAAGACTACTTCAATGTGGTCAGTGGTCATATCACACAAGGTAATATATGACAGCGGTTGATCGCCGGCAATGCCATATGTTCCCCAATCACATGCTTCTCTAATTTGTTCATGGGAATCTGCAAGTGTAACAGTTAACCATTCTTCGTCGCCATTAACACTGGAACGAACATAACTTAATCCACCATCAAGCACATATTGCTTGCCATTGGCATCAGTGTGGGTAACATAATCATGTCGGTGTCGGCTTTGCAATAATGTGCCGTCTGGTGTTCTCATTGCATTGCGTACCATACGATAATCAGTATCTGTTATAATATTAACATCTCCACTAAGTTCATTATTACGGATGTGCCACCTCCAACATGGAACGTGTCAGCTCTTCGTTGTACTTACCATAAGTGAGACCAAAGGAATACTCGATGTATCCAGCATCCCATTCCTCACCCAGGTCATTAGCGTCAACGATCCATCGGATCGCGGTGGCCCGATCTTTAGCACCAAGATTAATTATGCTCTCGATGTTACGCTCGAACCGTTCATCACAAACATCGTGATACTGCTCCTGTTCTTCGCGAGCAACGTTTGCCATGAACTCCATCTGCTCGATAGCGAGATCAATGTCGTGGCAGCTCATGCCACTCAAGTCGAGACGACAGCGAAAGCCATACGCTTCCTTAGAGATGTCGCTATAGTAGCTGTACAGCTCTTCGCGGTAGGCGTCTAGTGCTTCGTCAGAGGTCTTGTACATATTATGTCCGTCCATTTCTCTAGTTGATGGGGTCATTATACAGCAGATCCTGGAAATATGCTAGCTTGAAGACCACGGGACGCGCGGGTTTGTAACCCCTTGATCCATAAAGGGTTATTCTTAGATTGATTTGTTATATAAATGACATTTCTTATGCCAAAAAGGCATAAGTAGAATCGCTTCTAAGGCAATTGCTGCCCCATTTGATGTCCAGGTGCCGCCTGACGTGTAAAATGCCTTAGAAGCGATTCTACACGCTCTGATTCACTGGTATACCCACACGTTGTCTGGCAGAGCGCTAATAATGTGGGATACAGACTCCACATCTAACCCGCCCGCACCGATTCCAGGATAATTGAGGTGAAAGGTTACTGCTTGCACATCTCTTGCTACGATTGATAACTCAGCAACGGACTCGGCGATTAACGACAAATCAGCTGATTCAGCAAAGTGATCCTTAACACAAAAGTATCCTACAAACTGATTGCCGGTAATTTGAGTGAATGAGACTGGACAGCCTGTATCTATCCTCTTATCAATCCCAGGATAGAAATCGCGGACAGCTTTTGCTGCACCGCGGCCCATGACCAACCTACCGTCCTTGGTTATTGTTTTGTTGCCCGTGAACAATTTCACATCAGGCAAGCTCCAAGCTGTCTGATAGTCTAACAAACCATCAATAAGTTTCAATGCTTTTGTCCTTTACGTATACACACGGAGCTTGTCCGCATGCTTGATCCAGGGGTATTGGTCTTCTCCATATATGCAATCTGCGTGCGGGCCATTGAGCAACTCGATTCGCTATAGAATTCTATTGTTTCAATAGCCACTGCTCGGCCATGGCCGCCGTCCAGCAGTATTAACAGTATCCATAAATTCATTGTTCATCTTCCTCCGGGTTAAATTCGTATCCCATTTTGCTGGGCAAGTATCGTAATGGCCTGTCAGGGGGAATAGGAAAATCCTTGTTAAAAGTATCAATGTAGTATTTGTTTACCTTGTCGACTTTAGCTATCTGCAAGCTAAAGTCGTCGTACACTTTCTCTCCTTCCTGGGTCAGCATCTCGACCACCGCCATGATGTCGTTTATCTCGTGGTTAATATTTTCATCGTTGCCTCCAAACCGTTTGCGCTTACTGATTGCCATAATCAACTCAGCGCATTCCTCTTGCAGCACACCATATAAGTGATTCACATAATGTTCCTTGGGGCTCATACAATAGGCTCTCCGTTATCATCACATTCCCTGATATCCAGGCCAGTGTTAAAAGTCGGAAGACCACCAGAGTGAGTTGCGTATGATACATCTTGGTACTTGACTGTGATCCACTTTCCGACCAAGGTAGAGTCCAGTAACATCGCCGCTCGTTCACTATGAGTACGCTTGGGTGTGCAGCGGAACTCAGAAGTTGGATCCGTTGAATTCCACAAGCACGTCAGCACTGCGTTACCGTTAGCGTCCTCTTGCATGCCAACAATCTTACATTCCTTGTCAAAGAACTCTTTATACTTAAACAGATAATCGCTTCGATTGCCTATCGTATATGGACCATCGGCCGGCCGGATCATAACACCTTCGTAACCCTCCCCAATATATTGGGCGTGGTATTCCTTCATGTCCTGTTCGGAGGTGCAAGGGCAAGTGGTAACAAGAGTGAATGGGTACTGAGAATTCAAATCCTGCATTGCCTTCAAAAGTATCTCTGATCGTTCACCAAATCCCATACCAGGTATCACCAAGTCAAATATGTAATACTCCAGCTCCTCTGTCACCCCTTGTTGATACTTACGGGCCCTGGATACTATCTGTCCAAGTGGCATGCCGTGGATATAAACCTCACCATCCAGGGCAAGACAGTTGGCATACTTATCGTTGATGTGTGCAAGCAGCTCACCACAGTGCTTTGTTAGATGAGGTAACTCATATGTCTCACCCTTGCGGCTCAACATCTCGATAGGCTGCGATGGATCATATTCTCTATCACCCACATCACGTTGTCCGGTAGTCAAACGCAAACCGTCCAGCTTTGCCTGAAGCAATGTCGGCATGCTCCATTCAACTCGATGGGGAACATTCTTATAATCGAGAGCAAGCATTGGGCGCATCTGGCGGCCTGACTTCTCTATGTCAACGTTATAATCGTCGCGAAGAACCTGAGCGTTCCACTTTGACTGAGCATCCTTAATGGCCTGCTCTTCAGCTGTGGTAGCGTTTGCCTTACCTGTGTTCTTAGCTTTGCTGATAGTACGCTTAACAGTTTTCTTGCCAAGGACCAAACCATGTATAACCGTAACTCTTGGACCCTCAGTAAACACCCCCCACTCACGTTGGCGCTGCTTACTATCATATTTGTATAGCGTCTCAAACCTGTTCATTGAAATCTCCAGCTGCTACCCTCTTCTTGAAATCCCGCAAAGCAGCATCAGCAATCTTACGTGCTTCCGATACAGGCTTACCTGAGTGTAAAGAAGCCAGGTATGTCAGGCTCCAAAAATCATCATACATCATATATCTTCATTCTCCAATCTCACCAAAAAAAAGCCCCCGTAGGGGCAACCTGGATGTATTATTAAGCGGCGTTAGCGAATACAACGGCGCTGTTGATTGCTTTCACCTTACGAGCTTGGTTCTGTCCGAACCAGGCGCTGTTGAGGCGAGAGTCTTGAGAACGACCCATCTGGTGATCCGTGAGGTAGGTGATGCTGTTAAGCGCCTGCCACCATGAACCTTCGCCGAAGTGGGCGCCAGGCTGAGTGTTTAGGACAGCCATTGCGGCCTTACCATTCTTGGTCAAATCGTCAGCAGACTTAACCTCGACGTCCTTGCGGTAAGTATGAGGAAATACAGTGTTGTAATACTCAACCAATGTATCCTGAGTGAATCGCTTGCCACCAAGGAAGTCGGCCATGTCTTTATACTGGGCAAACTTGTCGTGAGCAATACCCAACGTAGTCTTGACCGTATCCGCATCGAACTTAGTGCGGTGATTCAACTTGACCTGGTTCTTGCTGTTAGATGCCAAAGATAAGGTCAAGGTGTTGTTACACACAACTCGGATCGGAGTGAACCGAACGTCAATGGCGCAGCCATACTTGTGAGGATTGGAGAACAATAGATAGCTGTCCACCTGATCGCCATCCAGGATGTCAAACGACTCGTTGACCTTGGCAAGAGCCCATACACGCCTACCACCGTCCAGAGAACCAGCTGTATGCATTTCCATGTCACCAGCGAGGCAGTACTCATGGAAGAACTCGAACGCTTCATGGTTCTGTACAGGATTCCAACCTTCACCCACATTGGTGAGGATCTTGTTATCCGAAGAACGGACCAGCGACTTCTGGCCTGTTGGAATAACTTCGCCCTTGTAGTCAATAAATGATTCTACTTCATCGACAGACCAATCTAAGCCAGCCTTATCCATCATCTGAGCTGGGGAAAGATCGTTAGCAACAGATACTCCCAAACCATGCCAAGGGACCTGTCCTGCGTAAGCCATTGTTTCTACTTCATGTGCCATAATCAAAATACTCTTTCAGTTTTAGTTAATGTTGAAGTGAACACTTCTTCGCTCACTTATGGGCCCATTATCCCTACATTCGATGTAGAAGGCAACAAACCATTTCGTTATTTTCATCCACACTGTCCTGCAGCGGTATATACCAACGTGGCCGCTGAGAAGATCAACCAGAAATGCGGTGTGAACCTTCCTAGGAACAAAGCCACCAAACCGTATGCTACGATCAACGGGATTATTAAATATGCTACAATAATGAGTAACATAACAAACAGCGCCGCAGGATCAGATATATTATTCGCAATCATCTGTATCGGTGCAAATGGATCGCATGATACATATGCAAGTATGGTGTACCCCATCAATATAAATGTACACCTAATCATTATTTCCCCTCGTTAATTCGTCGATTTCTTTCTGCTGCCGTTCGATATGTTTATAACACGCCAGAAGTATTGATGCCTCGGGCCCCTGCCCAACACTCATCATAGTACCGGCTGCCTTCTCTAACCATTTCAGCATGTCGGGAGTATTCTTTGGGTCTACTTCTCTCAGGCCGTATCCCACTCGCTTGGACACATCTTCATTGCTGCTCATTGATCGTTCTCCTTTTTCCAGCACCGGTAATAATAATGTGCATTAGCGTATGTGATACCAACTCGTTTTGCTACATCGGCTACAGATGTGTTTGATGAGAACCGAATAAAGCAATCTTGCTTGAGGGTGCCCCGCACATTTTTTACCTTGGGAATTATCGGTTCACTCGAGTCTACTTCGGATCCACACATAACCTGGTAAACTGTCTGTAGCCTATTCTTACGCATGGCACTCCAATCTTGTATCTTGCCATCGCTATATGCCAAAACGTGTCCACGGACAACGATCAAGTATTTGTAACTGGGGTTGAGCACCCTCTCGACTGAGCGGACAGTCTTGCCACCAGCTCGTCTAACTTCCTGTGTGACAGGATTGAGGGTCAGACCCAATGTCTGTTTGGCGTATGCGGCCCAATTGCTTTCATACACTCCCTGGCGAGGTTTACGGATACCCTTGCCAATCATATCAGCGCTGATGTCGGCTGCCGACTTGTCAGACACGATGGCGAGGGCCACTGGAACACAGTATCGTCTATCATTGTTGGGCATTAAAGCCACTTGTTGTGTAAACTGTTCCATTAAGCAGACTGCTCCTGTTCCTGTTCAGACTCCAGATTCTCGTACCAGCATTCGGAACACACCGGCTTATCGTCTGGGGTGAAAGTAGCGACATCAAAATCGCTGTTCTTGCGAGTATCACACTCTTGGCAAAAATACATCATATAATTCGGTTTCCTATCATTTCAATCTCAATCTCCAACTCCGCGATCTCCTTCTCGAACTCTGGGAAGGCCGAGATCCCTTCATCGACCATCTGCTGTGACATATCGATCAGCTGATCGAGTTTAACCTGCTTACGTAACATAGCGTCAGCTAGCATGTCTTGTTGCGACTCTTGTAACAGCCACCACTGGTCAATTGCATCAACTTGTACTTGCATATCTGCCTGCTGCTTGACCACACATGCTTCAAACTCTCTCTTCAACTCAATCACATTCTTCATCCGATCTCTCTTGGTTTCTCTATTCAATGAGGGTATTATACACCAGATCCTGGAAATGTGCTAGCTTGAAGACCACGGGACGCGCGGGTTTGTAACCCCTTGATTTGCAAGGGGCAATATGGTGAAATAATTGATCTTTCTTAGAGTATTTTGGCATAAGACATGGGATTCTTATAACTTTTTTTGATACACCTTGATCAGGTGCCGATACGCCTCAATTGCGCCTCTTTGGCGTATCGCATCTCCCAGCACAATTCAAAGTAATTGATCTGGTTCAAGTGCCCTGCTTGGGATTGGGTGAATATTTCATACGCCACAATCTCGTGGCCCCATACACACTTTTTATTGTCCAACCAGCTATGAGCGTTGTGTGCTGCCCATTGACCATCGAATGTAATACATTCCTCATCGGTGTGCAGCTTGTGTTTCCGTATTGAGGTAACCTTGACCTCAACAATTATTTGTGGGGCCGGTTCAGGGGACTCACTCATCATTGCCTCAAGCCTCTGGGCATTGTTGGTAGGATACTTCATCGGCTCAACACCGATCATGGTGGGTATTAACGTTCCTGAATGATACAGCAACCGCTATGATGATCACAGCAATAATAAGCAATCCAACGCTCAATAATACCATTATATTTCCCCTTATAAGTTAGCGTAATATTGTGATGCTGATAACATTCCGCGGTCTCTAGAAGCCTGTGTATGCCGAGGACACGCTGGGCTCTGTATTAATGGAACCCACGCTATCCTACGGGCATTGGGTCGTTCGTCTATCCAATGTGAAGCGCCGCCTTCGGATATATCCTTTCCATCCATCACTCCATATGTCTCCCAGGCACTCAGCGATTGAAATCGCTCTTGAAGAATCCATATTCCATTGTTTAAATCATTCATCTATATTCTCCCCCTCAAAATTATACTTCATTATTTTTTCCATATTTCTGCCGGCACCATGTTCCTGGCCAAATCATCTTCAGAAAACAGCATCGGGTCACGATCGTGTAACGCCACAAATATAGGATACAATGCACCGTATGTGTCACGGTCATCGGCTATCATAAATTCATGTGCTAGCAAGCACTCAGACAAGTCGTTTATCTGCTGTAAGTTCAAGTTCAAAACCAGCTTCATATATACCCCCAATGACGTATGCAGTTAGCTATGATAAACATATTGGTTACTATAGCCTGGGTGATTAAGAAGGTTCTGATCCACGCTATCTTATCTGCCTCGTGATCAGATCCGCCAACCTTTTCGCCAAGGGCTTTTGCCCACATTTTCCAAAACATCATAGGTACAAAACCTACTCGTCGCTATCAGCAAAAGCATACTCACCAAGAGACGTAACGCTACTTGGAATATTAACGCCGGTGCCACCGATCTGATTGTCTCGGAAAGCACCCTCTCCAATACTAGTGACGCTGGTAGGAATAGTCACGCCGGTCAGTAAGTTACGTCGGAAAGCACCCCCACCAATTGTTGTGACGCTATTTCCAATGGTCACACTAGACAGGCGGTTATTACTGAAAGCACCAAACTCAATCGCAGTAACGCTGTTTGGAATTGTCACGCCGGTGATCGCGTTGCGCGCAAAGGCACCAGACCCAATGGTTGTCACGCCGTTTCCAATAGTTACACTGATGAGGGTGTTGATGTCACTGTCGGTGATGTTGTCAGCAAAAGCAGACCCTCCAATGGTCGTCACGCTGTTTGGAATAGAAACACTAGTGAGCAGGTTGCTTCGAAAAGCACCCACTCCAATGTCTGTCACGCTACTTGGAATAGACACACTGGTGAGGCGGTTGGAGCGGAAAGCCTCACCCCCAATACTGGTAACGCTACTTGGAATACTAACGCTGGTCAGCAGATTGTTTTGAAAAGCACCCACACCAATAGTTGTAACACCGTTTTGTATAGTCGCGGCGGTCAGTAAGTTGTATCGAAAAGCAACTGCTCCAATGGTTGTAACGTTGCCTGGAATGGTTACGTTGGTAAGGAGGTTGTTACCGAAAGCATTACCCCCGATAGTTTTCACACCAGTTCCTATAGTCAAGCTGGTGATGGCGTTATGTCTAAAAGCCTCATCTCCAATCGTAGTAACGCTATTGTCAATTGTAACGCTAGTGATGGCGTTATAAGCAAAAGCTGAATTGCCAATGGTGGTAACTCGGCTGCCGATATTCACACTAGTGATTCCTTTATAACGGAAAGCGCCATCAGCAATGCGTGTGACGCTATATGTCGTTCCATCCCGCGGCGCTGTGGCAGGCATGGATACGGTAGTGGCACTACTGCCTGTAGCCAATCCCAATGCAGTTACTTCTTGTCCGTTAACCGTTTCATATTTCAAGCCTCCGCTGTCAAATATACTCATTAATCTCTCCTAATTCTAGTTTGTTTATTGACCGCTACAGTCTCACACTCATCCTTTTCCACCCAGTATATTACGCATTGGGTACTAGAGCAAGTAGATATTGAATCCATTGGTATATGTTGCAATGGTCCGAACAGCACTTGATTAATTAACATAGCGCATAGCAAAGTAGCAGACATAATTATAATACTCCGGTCTATTTATTACAACTACAACGTAGTGGATTCAAATTGCCTGGGTCGCCTGTATCCATGGGGCGCGGATGGTGCATTGTCCAATGCTTCAAACTGCAACAAGTCCAGATCAAAGAAGAATGATGTGTACTTGCCGTTGGTGTTAGGCACTGCTTCCACAAACGTGTATACAGCAACCCCGGCGTATGACCAAAACACCCATGTATCGTGTGCGCCATTATCAACCAGATGACCTTCAGCATCAACATCTCCATTGATTCCGCCGAACACTCGCACAAACTGCTTCTTGATCATTTATCTACCTTGCTTCATTAATTGTTCTATAATGCTCGACATTGGGAAGAATATTTCGAATGGCACACCTTTCTTCTTGGCGTAGTCATGCGTGTACCATGTGCCGCCACGACTCTGCCACTTGTCTTGCAAAGGCAAAACAAAAAGAATATCAACACTGTCTACGATGTCCCTGTTACGGGCAAAGTGGGTTTTCTGTTCCAGTATAACATCACTCTTGTGGTGTGCGCGGAGTCTCTGGTCAACTGGAGGATGACATACCGTTTTGATGCCCAACCCTGTTGCTATCTGTGCTGTCTCTACGTCAACACCAACACAATCACCATGATGTAATTCTATTGGTCGGCGGCGTACGCCTGGATGTCGCTCGCTGCTGATGTCGTATATGGTCTTCATACGTTCTTGGAATGATTCGAGTTGATCGACATTCATACCATTCCGCGTTCCTGTTATACCAATTTTAAATGTTTCCATAGCAACCTCCATTCTCTGGTACGTTACAACCTGTCTACGATTTCAGCGATACGGTTAACCACTCTGCGGTCATCCTCAAACGCACCATACTTCTTACGTAGCTGAAGGAATTCACGTAACGCATTCTCTTCTTCTGTTGGAGTCTTGACACAGTCCAGATCTACACCCAACGCAATCGCTTCTTCCATATTCATCTCTATACTCCTTTCCACACCCTCGTAATATAGTAACGTGCATTGGCCTTAGTAATGTTGAACTCATCCGATACCATATTAACCATCGCCGCGTTATTATTAACAGCGAGATAATCCAACTTGTCCAAGTACGCTAACACATCTTTCTTGAGAGAAGACTTCGCTTTCTTCTTAGCAGCCTTGGATGACTTAGCTTTTACTTTAGCCTCGATAACATCACCAACCGTCTTTACAGGAAACGGCTTCTCCATATAGATAACACTATCAGCTGCTGTCTGAGCATCAATCTTATGTTCCTCGATCTGCTTGCGCACCCACGCCGATTCATCCATTGTCACGCAGTTTCGAAACACATCCATGGTAGAGTTATACTTAGCCTCAGGCACACACACTTGAACCACCTTGCCACCACGTACGCGATTCTCACACACAAAATATTCAATCATTATATTCCTCCAATCGGAAAGCCAATATCACCACCAGCCTTACGAAAAGCTCGTAAGTGATAATGAGCATTAGCGTAAGTAATCTCAAGGATGCTAGCAACCTCAGCAGCAGTATGCTTAGCAACGAACAACGCACGAGCCTGTGACTTCTTAGAAGCAGTAGGACTCTTCTTGGCAACAGCAGGCTTTTGGATCCTGGCCCTCTTAACGATCTGAGTACCAATCTCAGCAATCGCATCATCAGACAATGCAGGCTTCTTGCTAGAGCGATACTTGCTGATGAAGTCTTTCGCTACAACAGCAGCGCCGTCATCGATAGTGTTGATCATTTTATATTCACGTTCCATTATGTACTTCCTTCTCATTTCTCGATTTGATAGGGACATTATCCACTATGTTTGTATATATGACAACGACTGATTTCACCCGATCCCGCATAGTTACGTAACTTTCTCAGTTTCCCTTAGATATCAACAGGTTACGCGCGCGGCGCATCATCACTATAATCCCCACGTATGCAACGTTGGTAATACCAACATCCACAAACAGATTGCGCCGAGTATAATGGTGACGTTAATCGCAACTTGATCCATCATCATTACCTCCGAGGATTACTTGTTAGGGAGTCAATTACTTCGGCGTTTATCGCAGCAATGTTTTTGTATGCTTGATGCATTTCTCGAGCGTCGATCAAAAGGGATTGAAGCTCTTCATTCTCTTGCTTCAGTTCTTCGAGTTCCTGACGCTGCTGCTTGACTTCGTTCTCTTGCGCGTTAATCTCTTTCGCAAGTCTTCGCTTTTGATCTGCTGCACCCTCATCAGACATCTTCTCAAAGACTGGGGGCATTGCCCACAAACAACCATCGTGGTGTTGGATCTCGCGCTTCCATCTATTTCCTTCATACACACCATGGAAAGAGATCCAATTGCGAGAATATTCGCTCTCTTTGTAATAGAACACCACCTTCTGTCCTTCTGGTGGTTTGATGTCTTCAATGTCATTCCATTCCATTATAATTCCTCCTCGAAGAAATACTCATCTGAAGGGATTCTCTTCGAACAACTCAAGGAAGCTCGCGCTTTCAATGAGTTCCTCTTCATAGTTCCAAGCACCGGGGATACCTTCAACGGCAACTTTCTCCACCATGCTATACTTGCGTTCCACGAATCCGTTCGGAACATTCTTCTTCCAATGTTCAGCATCAAAGTCCTTGACATTGACATATCCAACTACAGAGAATTCGCATCGCGAACCATAGTCTCCGTTGGATTCTCCTTCAAGCAGTTTATATAATTGTTCAGCCATTATACTTCTCCTATCTTTTCCTGAGGCCGGTTGCGGGAGTAGTAACCAAATTCCGTTTTCAACTCAGCATCATACATCCGAGCGAAATGATTATCCAATAGACGTTGCTTTGATACAGGCTGCACTTCACTCTCTGAGTACCATGCACTTTTCGGACGGTTAACATCATCGTTCAACACTTTCTGTTTACGACTCTGCATAACAGCATACTCTGCCTTTTCGTTTTTGTTACGGGCAAGAGCAATGTCAGTGACAAATGCATACGTATCATACTCGATGAGGTACAACTCATCTCCGATATCATACTTGGTCTTTTGTAGCATGTCCATTATAACTTACCTCCGCGCTTGACCATCTGTTCCAGGTCTTTGACTTGTTGTTTCAGGGCTGCAATCTCTTTTGCGGATACGGCGTTAGCGTCGTCAGCGCCCAGCCGGTATGCTCGGCTCAT